TACATGGTATTGATACACCAGAAAGTAGAACTAGAGACTTGGTGGAAAAGAAGTTTGGTTTAGAAGCTAAAAGAATGATACTAGAATGGTTGCCGATTGATTCGATACAGAAACTAATTACGGTAAAAGACAAATCAGGTAAATACGGAAGAATACTTGGTAAGTTTGAAATTTTCGATTCTGAAGAGGATCGTACAACAACAGTTAATGATTGGATGATTAATAACTACCATGCTGTAGCTTATCATGGCCAATCTAAGGACGATATTGCAAATGAACATCTTAAAAACTATCAAGTATTGGTTGAGCAGAATCAGATTGAATTTTCTCAATCTGACCTTGATACTTACATTATCTCTCGTAGTTAGTGGTTGTTTACCAGTGACGCTATTGAGTTTTGCTGATGGTATATACAAGGATTATAAACTGGATGTTTTAGAGACTAAAATAGACAAATTAGAACAGAATAATAAGGATGTATTACCACAGAAAGTGGAGAAACCAAAAGAAGAACCAAAAGAAGAAATAGTAGATTTGTGGACGGATTTTAAGAAAAACTACCCTGCATTTATCTGGCCAGAAGATAAGTTAATTAATAAATGAGTATTGACAATCCAACTAAATCCTGATATTATATACCTTATAATAAGAGAGGGTTTCAATGACAGAAAAATATAAATTTGTGTCCCGTGAAGGTGACAAGTGGGCTTCTGTACTTATCGACAGTGGTAAGTATAGTGGAGTCATATATCAATATGGTAAAGTGTCGGTGCCAAAAGAAGAGAATGAAGACGGTAATATGCCTCTTGCATTTAAGTATAATGTTTTAGACTATAATGGCCACACAGAAGAATCTCTAAAAGAAACAGAAGAATTTACCACCACAATTGGAGATATCCTTGTAGTTATTTTAGATGAACAGTTGGAGAAAGATAACCTTGAATATGCAGACGATTGAACGAACAGCTCTAACTCAACTCGTAACAAATGAGAAGTATGCAAGAAAGGTTCTACCATTTATTAAGGGTGATTACTTTTCTGATAAGACAGAGAGAACTGTATTTGAAGAGATCACAAAGTTTGTAGACAAGTATAACAAAATCCCTACTCAAACATCACTAGAGATAGAAGTTCAAGGCCGTAAGGACTTGAATGATTATGAGTATAATAAAGTTGTAGAGGTTATCAAGACTCTAGAATCTACTGATGTAGACTTTGAGTGGTTGGTAGATACAACAGAAAAGTTTTGCAAGGACAAGGCAGTATACAATGCAATCGTTGAAGGTATCTCTATTATTGATGGAAAAGATAAAACCAGAGATGCAGGAGCAATACCAAGTATCCTTACAGACGCACTTGCTGTAGGTTTTGATAATAGTGTTGGCCACGATTATTTGGCTGATGCAGAATCTAGATTTGAGTATTATCATACTGTAGAAGAGAAGATTCCGTTTGACCTAGACTTCTTCAATCGTATCACAAAGGGTGGATTACCACCAAAAACTCTAAACATTGCATTGGCGGGTACTGGTGTAGGTAAATCTCTGTTCATGTGTCATATGGCAGCAAACTGCTTAAGTCAAGGTAAAAGTGTCCTGTACATCACTCTGGAGATGGCTGAGGAACGTATTGCTGAACGTATTGATGCAAACCTCATGAATGTTTCTATGGAAGATTTGCACGATTTACCTAAGCAGATGTTTGAGAGTAAGATAGAGAATATTATCAAAAACACCAGTGGAACACTTATTGTAAAGGAATATCCAACTGCATCAGCAAATGCTGCACACTTTAGGGGTCTAATTAAGGAACTTGCAATTAAGAAGAGTTTCAAACCAGATATCATATTTATTGATTACTTGAATATCTGTGGATCATCACGATTTAAAGGTGCAGCCAATGTCAACTCGTATATGTACATTAAAAGTATTGCAGAAGAGTTGCGTGGACTTGCGGTTGAGACAAATGTTCCTATCATGTCTGCAACGCAAACAACTAGGTCAGGGTTTAGTAATAGCGATGTAGGACTAGAAGATACAAGTGAAAGTTTTGGATTGCCTGCAACTGCTGACCTTATGTTTGCACTTATCAGTAATGAAGAGCTAGACGCACTTAATCAAATTGCAGTTAAACAGTTGAAGAATAGGTATAATGATCCAACGTCAAATAAACGGTTTGTTATTGGTATAGATCGTGCAAAGATGAAATTATTTGATGTTACATTAGAAGAGCAAAAGGGTCTTGCAGATAGTAATCAAACAGAAGAGAAAGATAATTTTGCAGAGCCTATCTTTGATAATACTGAGTTTGGAGAAGGTTGGAAGGTGTAATGGTAAGGGATATAGAATATAAAATACTGCCACTATATAAAGGTATGGGAACATGGAAATATCGTGGAGAAAAAGAAGTAGAATCAGATGGCCACAATAGTAAGATGTCGCACTATCTTATTTCACCAGCTGGTGATAGAGTAGATTTGGATCAATACTTTGGATCATATCAAACACCAAGCATTGAAGAGGTAGAAGACTTAATGATGGAACTTCCAGAGATACAAAAAAAGGAAAGCTCTTTCTTTTGGTAAAAATACTATGGATTTAGAAAATACAAAAACCTGTGAGTATTGCACTAGAGAGATTGTTAATTCAATTCCAGAGGATTCTGGGACGGGAAAATGTGGTGGTATGGGATGCGGGCATAGAGAGGTGTATGGATTATATACCGAAGATTGCCACCAAGTTATAGTAGAATTGTAGGAGAATAATTATTATGAATAATCAACAGCAACATAAGTGCAGAGATGAGAGCCAAGGGTCAAGTATGAAATATCGTACATAACGAAAATGAACCTTGACTTCAACCCACAACTATGGTACACTCTTTAAATGAACTTTTATACAAACGTGCTCCAATGGGGTAATCAATTATTTTGTCGAGCTGTTATTAATGGTGAACGACAAAACTTCAAAATTAAATATCGTCCAACTTTATATTCTCCTGTTCCTGGTAAAGAGACAGGCTACAAAACACTTGATGGTGTTTCCGTATTACCTACTGAATTTGATTCTATCAAGGAAGCAAAAGAATGGGTTGATAGTCATAAGAGTCAACCAGAGCTAGTTTATGGTAACACACAATTTTCCTATAACTATATTGCTGATACTTACAAAGGTCGTATTGATTGGGACTTAGACAATATCCTAATGGTAACTATCGATATTGAAGTTCAGTGCGAGAATGGATTTCCATCACCTACTGAAGCAGAAGAAGAAATGCTTTCAATCACAATCAAGAATCACCAGAACAAAAAGATTGTTGTGTTTGGTATTGGTAAATTTGAAACAGATCGTGATGACGTTACCTATGTTGAGTGCGAGAGTGAAATACATCTATTCAAAGAGTTTCTTATATTCTGGGAAAATCATCAGCCAGATATTATCACTGGGTGGAATACAGAGTTCTTTGATATTCCTTATCTATGTAATCGTATCATCAAATTGTTTGGCGAGGATGAACTGAAACGTCTATCTCCTTGGGGTAGTGTCCAAGAGAGAGAAGTATTTAAGATGGGACGCAAACACCAGACATATAATATACAAGGTGTTGCTGCATTAGATTATTTTGATCTGTATCGTAAGTTTACTTATTCTGCACAAGAGTCGTATCGACTAGACCATATCGCATTTGTTGAATTGGGTGAACGTAAAGATGGTAATCCATATGATACATTTAGTGAATGGTATCAGAAAGATTTTCAATCGTTTATTGAATACAATATTCAAGACGTTGAAATTGTTGATAAGCTTGAAGATAAGATGAAACTTATTGAACTATGTCTAACTATGGCATATGATGCAAAGGTTAATTTTATTGATGTTCTAGGGTCTGTTCGTTATTGGGATGTTCTTATATACAACTATCTAAGAGATAAGAATATAGTTATACCACAAAAAAAGAATACTGCTAAAGCAGATCAGTTTGAAGGTGCTTATGTAAAAGACCCTCAAGTGGGTATGCACAAATGGGTGATGTCGTTTGACCTTAACTCTTTGTATCCTCACCTGATAATGCAATACAATATATCACCAGAAACTCTAGTTCCTAATTGTAATAAAGTAGAAGGATTAGTTGATAAGATTCTGGATGAGAAGGTTAGGAATGATACTGAATATAGTATGACGCCAAATGGTGCATTTTTCCGTAAGGATAAACGTGGATTCCTTCCTGAGATTATGGAGAGTATGTATAATGATCGTGTTAAATATAAAAAACTTATGTTGCAAGCTCAACAAGAATATGAGGATACAAAGGATGAAAAACTCCTTAAAGACATTTCAAGATATAATAATATCCAAATGGCCAAGAAGATTTCCCTCAATAGTGCATATGGTGCGATTGGGAATAATTGGTTTAGGTATTTCGATCTTTTGGTTGCTACTGCAATTACAACATCTGGTCAGTTATCTATACGATGGATTGAAAAGGCTCTTAATATGTATCTTAACAAAATTATCGGAACTGAAAAAGAAGATTACGTTATTGCAAGTGATACGGACAGCGTTTATATCAGTTTTGATACACTTGTACATAAATCTTTTAAAGATACAAACCCATCTACTGAATCCATCGTCAATTTTCTGGATAAAATTGCCACTAATAAAATTGAACCATTTATTGATCGATCTTATCAATCACTTGCTGATACGGTTGGGGCATATCAACAAAAGATGATCATGGCCCGTGAGGTTATCGCTGACAAGGGTATATGGACTGCTAAGAAGAGGTACATTCTTAATGTATACGATAGTGAGGGTGTAAGGTATAGTGAACCTAAACTGAAGATCATGGGTATCGAGGCGGTCAAATCATCTACTCCTGCACCATGTAGAGAAAAGATCAAAGAGGCACTGAAGATCATAATAAACGGTGATGAGAAAATGCTAAATACCTTTATACAGGAGTTTAGGAAAGAGTTTATGACATTACCACCAGAAGACATTGCCTTTCCTCGCAGCTGTAATGGTATAGAAAAGTTTACTGGAGAGTCTAGTTTATTTGGTAAGGGTGCGCCTATGCACGTTAAGGGTGCAATATTGTATAATCATATGATTAGAAAGAACAAACTTTCTGGTAAGTATCCATACATTCAAGAGGGAGATAAGGTGAAATTTGTAAATCTAAAACAACCAAACATATATCAGTCTAGCTCATTCTCTTTTATAACTTCTTTTCCAAAGGAACTTGACATTAA